AGAGACTCGTCAAGAGTGCCAGGATAATAACGTATGAAAAACAGACTTTTGGCGAGCTAGCTGCGTTTGGCATCAATTCAAAGGGTTCGTATTCGAGTCAGAGTGGTCATGACGATATTGCTATGACGATGGTTAATCTAACTGTATTTTTCGATAGTCCTCAATATTATGAGATGGTAGAGAATATATATGATTATCTATCTGATAAGTATAAGAAGACAATTGAGGAAAAAATGAACTCTGGTACAGACGAAGCAGATTTCGATTTTGATGATGTAAAAGATCTACTATAAAAAAAACTTTTAAGTGTTACCATTTTCTGCGCGGCTATCGTGATATATAATAAAATGTTCTGGACGTACTAATTGGAAAAATTTCATGACGCGCGGGATATATAGATAAAAATAATTCATCTAAGAATGGCACAAAAAATAAGGTTAGACCTAAGCAGGTTCAAAGCAAGTGGTGTTTACACTCTTGAATTCGACCAGAGCGAAAATATCATACTAACGCCACAGACTATTCGTCTGGTTGTTGGATTCTCTAAAAAAGGTCCTTTTAACGCACCAGTATTTTGCCCAGACATCAAAACAGCGAGAAGGGTATTTGGAGACATTGATTCTTCACTAGAAAGAAAAGGATCATTTTTCCACAGATCTTTGTTCACATGTTTACAGAACGGACCCGTGTTCGCTCTTAATTTGTTAAGCTTAAATGACGACGACACGACATCACCTGATGCATCTGACAAGATAAATTATTTATCGTTCTCTGTCGATTCTGGAAGCGCTGGATATTCACTTCCAACACACGCTGTAGAAGACAACGGTGTATCGCACTTGAAACTATTTAGTTCATTCTACAACAAAGAGAGATTCTGGTTTCCAGATCCTTCTTACTTCTTAGCTACTGTTTCTGCTACGGCAAGTGACAATGGTAAACTGTTAAACTTTACTAACCTCGGTAAATCGCCGTTGTCAGTGATGGTGTTAAAGTCTGATGTTAAGGGATACGATCTTACCGCTAAAGAGTGGTTCGCGACCGGAGGACAAACAAAGCCTGACTTCATCAACGATAACGATTATATCAATGATTTCTTCATCGACGTTATTGCCGTAGAAGGTAATTGGACAGACTATGCAGCATTATCTATCGATCCTGTTTACAGCACGTACTTCAACGCGAGAGGCGTCATCAAGGCTAATTTAACAGCATTCTTATCATTACCTGAGGTTACGACAATTGCTAGTGTGACTGGTACTATAATACCAGATTTCATAGACAAGAACGGAGTTAATCAATACATCCAGGTTATCGTAAACAATACGGTTGCTACAACTGGAATGTTTGTAGCCGTTAACGAGCAAGCACTCGATGACCTAAGCAATAACGATTTTGGACTTGACCTTGTTGGTCACAACTTGATTGCTGGTATAACCGGTGGTCAAACTGAGATCGATTTTATTTCGTACAAAGCACCACTCATAAACGATTACGAATATGCTGACGTCGTTCCTACATACGTTTTTGTTGGTTCGCCTTATACATCACTTATTGCAGACGAGACCACACAGATATACATAGATTGGAAAGCTGGTATTATTACAGACCAAGACTACATCATCAAAGACGGCGCAGGTACTAAGCAGTATCTTAAGTTCTTCTCAGGTGTTGACGGTTTAGGTACGGCTTACGTTGAAGTTAAAGCGTACGACAGTATCGATTTTACTTCACAAGAAAACATTGCAACTTTCGGATCTACGTATAACACAGCTGGTGCACTAGTTGCAACCAACCTTAACATAGTTTCTATTTATGGAACATACAATGAATTTGTAAATACAATTAGTGCATCAACACTTACACCTGTGCCAACATTATTGGCTAATGAGTTCATCGTTTCAGCAGTAGATGCACTAAAGGTTCCAGTCGGTGATTTAATCGTGGACTCTTCTGGCACCAGATTGACACGAATCGTAAGAACTGTACAGTATGACATCGCAGGTAACGTTAAGGTACAAACCACTATTCCTGTGAAAGTTTATCCGTATAACCAGGTACAGAAATTCGAGAAGATACAAGACTTCGTACAAGAGTTTCAGTTCTACAGTGTTGCTGGATTTGCATTATTGGAGAAACACCAACCTAACGGATCTACTTCTAGGATGAATGAAATTTTAGACGTTATCTATAACACAAACTTAGCGGTAACACTTAAGAGCAAAGATGCTATCAACTTTAGATACATCGTTGACACGTTCAACGGCAGTCTTGAGCCTAACTCCAAATGGAGACTTTCTAAGCTCGCTAAATTAAGACAAAAAGCACTTGCACTGATCAACACGCCATCTATAAAGCAATTTATCGACAGCACTGATCCAAGGTTCACCGATGCACCTACATCGTCTAATCCTAAGCCGCTATTAAATACAAGGTATATCTCGACTGGTGGTAACCTATCGTTGAACCCAAGCTTCGTCTACTCGTTAGTCGATGAAGAGCTAGGATCTAAGTTCTGTGGATATTTCGCACCGAACCTTATGCTTAGAGAGGGCGGTAAGAACATTTCTGTTCCACCATCAGCACACGTTTCCAACTTGTTCATAAACAAGTTTATAAACGGTACGCCTTATGCTATCGTAGCTGGTCCAAGAAGAGGTCTTATATCTGATCCTAACTTAGTTGGTGTGGAATACGAATTCTCAGACGAAGATAGAGAGTACATCGAGGTATTCGGTATCAACCCGATCATCAGGAAGAGAGGACAAGGAGTTATGATCTATGCTAACCAATCTGGTTTTCAGAGAGTCAACTCGGCGTTCAATAACCTTCACGTTAGAGATTTACTTATCACTATCGAGACTGACATTGAGGCAATCCTTGAAAACTACCTGTTCGAATTCAACGATCCATCAACTAGACTTGAGATCAAAACTAAGGTTGACAACTACTTAGAAGGCGTTCAGTCTGCCGGTGGAATCTTCGATTTCGTTACGATCATGGACTCTTCTAACAACACAGCCGAGATAATCGACCAGAACATAGGTATCATCGATGTGATCTTAGAACCTGCTAGAGGTATCAACAAGTTCATCAACAGGGTAACCGTTGTAAGAAATGGAGCTGTTGCATCTGGAGGATTCACAGTTGCATAAATAAACGGGTCCTGACTTCGGTTGGGACTATTAAATAAATGGGTCCTGACTTCGGTTGGGACTCTTAACTTAATACAAAGAAGATGAAGAAATTAAGCACAATAGACGAATTTATCAATGAAGCATTGCAACCTGGTGAAGATAACATCGCCAATGGTGCTGGAATACTTACCGTCAAACGCACAGACGACAATCAGGGATTTAATATTAAAATCAATTTTCAAGGTTCAGTACACGATGGGGACATACCTAACGATGCACAAGAACAGTTACGTAAGGTAGCAAATGAGCTAGGTGAGATACTTGCTGAAAAATTGGATTGGATAAATTAAACTGAAATATGAAATTATGAAACATATTAAATTATTTGAAGATTTTAATGCAGGTAAGCGCGAATCAATAGTATCTGCATTTGATAATAAACAAGGTAACTTGTTAGGCAGTAATCGATCGCATTTGTATCATTTACTTAAAAAATTTTCAGACAGAAAATTTAGTAATTATATTTCACATACTAGAAAACCCAAAAGTTTTTGGGACAAAATGTTTGACGGACTTAACGGTTCTGATCTCATAGATAAATTTTTAACGCTTCCTGAAGTAAAAGAAAAATTTGAAATCTTAAATAAACTTGTTAAGAAACATAAAGTATCAATACAACTTGATGATACTCTGAAATTAGACGACAAAATACTGGATTTTGGTATTTCAGTATCTTTAGATTTTGATATAACCGGCGAACCGGAAGATATAATGAGTTTCTTGAGTGACAAACGTATTAAAGATGTTATAATATTTAGGATAAATGACAGTGGATATGATGATAAAGATCTAGCTATCATTAATAAAAAACTTGGCAAAACGTTAACACCTGAAGAAGATAAGTTGGTACAAGAATTATTTGACGAAATTCCACAAAAAGGAAAACAAATATTACAAGATAGTCTTACTGATAAGAAATAATGATAAGTGGTGTATATCAAATATTGAATACAGTTACTAATAAAATTTATATTGGTAGCGCTATAGATATTGATAAGCGGCAAAGAAAACATTTTAATCTTCTTAAATGTGATAACTATCCAAACAATTATTTACAAAATGCTTGGAATAAATATGGAGCAGATTCATTTGTATTCGAATTATTAGAAGCAACTAAATCTGATAAAGATTCTATCATTGAAAGAGAACAACATTATTTAGATACGTTACAACCATTCGGTGATCATGGATATAACATTTGTACTGTTGCATATAGTTGTCTTGGTATAAAGCGATCCAAGGAGACCATACGACGTTTAAGTGAGGCAAAGCTCGGTGATAAGAACCCGATGTATGGTACGATTGTTTCTGCTGAAACTAGAAAGAAGTTAAGTGACGCAAAAAGTGGTGACAAACATTGGTCTTATGGTATTAATAGACCAGAAGAGACCATTGATAAAATACGAAAAGGTACATCAAATAAAGTTATCACTGATGTCACCAAAGATAAACTTAGTACATCTGGTAAACAAGCTTGGTCAAAAAGAAAATCATATTCGCGACGAGTTTCCGTGAACGGAGAGATATATAAATCAATAAGGGCAGCAGCTGAAGATCTAAATGTTAATAAAGATACAGTTTCTTATAGATGCGAACAAGATAACTACCCTTATTATAAATTTATAACTAAATAAAAACCAATACGATATGTCAGGCCTCTCCCATTATAAAAACTCCAAAGCAGGAATGAACAATTTCGAGCCTGTATATTTGAATCTTTTTGAAGTGACGTTGGTTCCGCCAACTGGCATCAATGCGGGTACTGGACAGAATGGACAGAACTTGATTCTTGAGCATGTTAAAAAAGTATCTGGTCTTGAACTTGATAAGAATCCAGGCGTTGTCGAACAACACTACAAGTTTGCCAAGAGACGTTATGCTGGTTCTAAGCCGGACACGACTACTATGGACATTGCGATCGACTTCGAGATCAACTTGAACGAGGCAAACTCGATGTACATATTCAAGACTCTTAGACAGTGGTCCGATCTTATATACAACCCGATGACTGGCGGTATGGCTCTTAAGAGAGACTACGTTGGATCTTCGTTGATCACCATGTTCAACAGGGCTGGAGACATCTTCAGAAGAGTAAGAATACCAGTTATCTGGCCGATGACAGCCATCAACCCGATGGAACTCGACTACCAGTCTACCGAGGTATACTCTCTATCTTTGACATTTGCTGTCGATTACTGGGAAGATATTTTTATCTAATTGTAAATCATATACTTGTAAAAGAGGCCTGAAACATTTCAGGCCTCTTTTTATATATAATATGTGGCTACATTACATAGACTAAATACGTACACAGTAAATGATTTGAAATCTTTAGATATTGCATTATTATCTAAAGCTTATAATAAATTAGAGCATGTTAAGAATTTAATATTAGAGTATACATCTAGTATATCAAATATCGTTACTCTACCAGAAAGGATATATCATTTTAAAAATAATAGTATACCACCATTATGTATTTGTGGTAATTACAGAAAATATAAGAATAACGGTATTTACCGATCAAGTTGTGGATCGAAAGAATGTGCTAGTACTATTAGAAGACAGACGTGTTTATCTATTCATGGTGTAGATAATATTGCCAAATCTGAAAAAATACAAAGTCAAACCGCCAAGACTAATATGAAAAAATATGGTCATGAAAATCCAATGCAAAATATTACGGTCAAGGAAAGGCAAAAGAATACAGTTCAACAAAAATATGGCGTAGATAATATATCAAAATCTAAGGATATTAAAGATAAAAAACGAAAAACATGTCATATTAATTTTAATGTATCGTATCCTATGCAATCGCCAATTGTGCAGGATAAATCAAAACATACATGTAATGTTAAATATGGCTCTGATTATTGGTTAACATCAGATCTTTTTTTTGATAAGTTAAGACATACGTGCTTGGTTGGTGCCCAGAAAATTTCTCTTGAGGTTAAATCCATTAATGACGATTTTACATTAAATTGTGAATGTGTGAAAAATCATGATTATGTGATAAATAGACATTTGCTATATTGGCGTGATCGTGGTAATACTATATTATGTTTAGAATGCAATCCGTTATATTCTAACTATTCA